GGATCGAAAGGCTTATCGTCACCGTGAATATTCCCGAAATCTCGACATTCGGCCAAACGACCTCTACCGCGATGCCGGTAATCGGTAGCGAGTGAAATGCCATAGGGCGGATCTGTAAGTATTAGGTCCGCGCCTAGTCCGGCATTACTTAGAATTTCATAGCAATCACCGTGCAATAGCGTCGATGTTCCTACGTCTACTCGTTTATCGCTCATTCATCTTTCACTCAGGTTGAGAACCTTTTTTATTTATAACTAAATCCGCGGCTTTTCTGAATGTCTCAAAGTTGTAAGTATCATCTCCGGTGGAATGTATTAAGTCCCATACAAATGAATCCTTGGGGCCGCTAACAGTGCAGGAGAAAAGGTAAGCTGCTATTCGCTCCCGATCGTTTTTTAGTTCTTTCTCGCACCACATCTTAAAACCCATTGGGACCATAAATACTTCCCTTCCTTTTTCACACAGGTCACAGACCTGTTGTAAATTATTCTTCCCCAGGCTTACTCTGAGGCATTATGACGTCACATAGAAAATCGTAGTTAGGTCTAGTTAGTTTCTTAACACTATCGATCTTGTACCTTTTTAAAATGAAGTCATGGACGCCCTTGTTGTCCCAGCCCGTTTTATTGGCGATTGTCCAAAGCCTGTTAATTTGAGCTTGGGTCGGGCCACCATTAGTCGCAACCCCTGGGGGTTTTACTGGCGGCGGCGTTTTTGGTTCTTCTTGCTTTGCGGCCGGAGGCTCTTTAGGCTTACCAGTGGCTTCATTACCATCGTCGTCCATTTGTGGAACAAGGGCGATGGCCGCCAGGGATCCCCGGCGCGCATAGGTTAGGCCGGCCATAAAGCCTTGGGGATCATCTTTAGTCGATCGGACCCTTACCGAACTCTCTACCCATTGCCCTGAAGAATGCATTAGAACGGTCAAAAGATGGGTGCCTGTATCGGTTTCACTTAGTAACTGGGTGACGCTTAGGCCGTTTTTAGCGAAAGGGGCACGCAAAGCCTCCTTTACGCTATGAAGGTCCGCATAGTTACTTTTAAAAAAAGGATTAGCAGAATCCGCCTTGGCGCCTTCAATTTCAGCTTGAGCCTTTGAAAGTGCGGCCGCTAACTCGTTAATATTTTCGGACTTATTCACGATGTCACCTTTTTAAAAAAATCCATTAATACTTGCATTTTTGCAGGGTCTTCATCTTCAAAGAGCATTATTTCATGGGCTAGATAATCTTGGATTTCACCCTCGAGCTGAAGCATTAAATCAGAACTTACAATTTGCCCCTTTAACTCAAAAGCCTTGAAAATTGCCTCTCGAAAAGATCTTGCGCGTTTTATTTCAGTCATCGGTGCCGGTCCTTTCGCGCTTATCATCTTCGATATCTCTGTTAATTTCTCTTTGTCGATCAAGGGCCGAGTCAACGTCATAAACTTCTCCATTTGCCCATTCCTGATATTCTTTTACAAAAAGGGCGTAACAGTTTGAGCACATAATCATAGAATCTTTAGAAGTTTTTCTAAGAATTCGGCAACTCTCACAATCAAGCTTCATAAATCCTCGCTTGGTTAAGATACTTTTTTAAGACTTTCTTTAAGTGCCTGACGGCAAAGACCGCTGATATTGAATCCCTTACTCTTAAGTTCTTTGTAGAGCTTTGGGTCAATTCTGACAATGATGGTTTTTGTGTTCTTGGTCATAAGAACATTATGATAGCAAATGATAGCTTTTGCAACAACTATTTAATGCGCATCTAATTCATTAGTTACCAAAAGATACGGCCTAAACAATGGCTTTTCGTGCATCGAATGGAGATAGTCCACGTACTGGTCTATAAGTACCTCTTTCCATTCCAGGTCAAAGATATGGAGCTTCTCTACTTCGGCCTCAGCGGTCCTTCTAAAGTCCAGATCAGACATACTTACCTCCAGTTCAAGTAAATACTACTTGAAGTATATGGCAACGTATGGCTATCGTCAAATCAGGCGGGTTTTCACCGTTTTAACAGACAATTTAAGGGAACATGGCTTCACCGGAAGAAGTTATTAGCGAAGGGATTGCAGAGATTCTACAAGAGCCCGCAAGGGACTTCTCAAAGTATCCGCTTACCCAATTAGAGATCCACTCGGTAATAGAAATGCTCACTGACGCCGTCAATGACCCACAAACATCAGAAGAATTGTCGCAATTTTACATTGCGTGCATCGAGTTTTTAAAAACCAAAGTATTTTTTAACTAGAAGAACAAGGAGAACAGTATGGCAAAGCAAAGAACTACCCAAGAAATTCAAACGGAATTTAATCAGAAAGTTTTTCAACTAGGAAATCTTCAATACCAGTTAGATAGAATCCCTCGTCAAATTGAAGACCTTACAAGAATCTTAAAGAGCTTAGATTCAGAGGCAGATGCCGCCCATTTAGTTGAACAAAAAGCCGCAGCCAATAAAAAACAAGCTCCAGCCAACAAAGAAAATAAAGAAGCTGCACCGGTGGCCCCATGACAAAATATGAATTCACTGAAGACGAGACATATTTCCCGGTGACGATGCAACAATTTGAAACCCTAACTAACGAGATTCTAACCGAGGTAAATAAGGTTACTGATCCCCATTCTTTGAGTGGTGATTACCTTGCGCAAATTCTAATGTCAGCACTTCACGCGATTGACCATAAGCAGGGCGTGGTTAAAAAGTCTGATCTATTCTTAAGCTGTATTAATAGAATTTCTAATCACATTACCTATCATGCTGTGGAAGAAATTCAGCGGCGCATGAAACAAACAGACGAGCCTTTGCCTGATAATCCTGAAGAAAAGAAAACCCTAACTGCTGTACCTGACCAGCCAAGTGCCCACTGAATGTGGGCATTCTAATATTGTTTACTCATGCAAGGACTGCATGGCAGTTCTATCGCAATGGTATAAAAAGCTTAAAATCACGGGTTTTAACGATATAGAAGATGAGAAGCTCCAACTCATTAAAAAATGGACGGGGGTTTCTGATTTCATAGGAGATGATAGTAAGTCGGCAAGCGCGGGAAATTGGCAGAACTCTCTTATAGACCTTTTTAAATACCAAGAACCAGAATCTCCAATTGGCAACATTTGGCCGGAGATAAACTTTAAAAAAGAGCAAGACTTTCTAAATCACTCCCAATTTGAAGCGACAGTTGAGTCGCTCTTCTGCCATGGCAACAATGCCATAAGCCCCGCAAATATGACCCAAATCTGGATTGCCCACTGCGATGGCGCCTCATTACGTGAAATTGCCAAGCGCTTTAACATACATAACTCGACTGTTTACCGGTCCATTAACAAGTTAAGGGAAACAATAGACCTTATGGTTCAAAAAGAAGACGATGCGACAACCGTTGTAATTAGGGCCTATAACCCCGCATCTGATGCCCCACTTGTCTTTGCATCATGGAGAAATGCCCTCTGGTTTGACAAACATACCAATGAAGCCCTTGATCCTAAGTTTTACAGACTAAAGACCAAGGAGATTAAGGCGTTCTTATCAGCGCCTGGCGTAAGTGTGCGCATCGCATGCCTCCAAGATAACCCAGACCAAATTGTGGGTTATGCAGCCCTATCAAATCTAACAATTGAGTTCGTTTACACAAAACAGGACTACAGAAATTTAGGAATAGCGACGCTACTAGTAAAGGGGTTCCATGATGTTGCAACGCCATCTACTAAGATTGGCGCTTCAATCGCTAAGAACCACAAATTGAAGATCAAGGAGAACAAAGAAGATGGATTTACAGAAAGAACCAAAGAAGAAAGTATCTAAGCCACTTGAATCAGTGACCGGCATACCAGCTTATTACGTTCGGTTCCAAACGCCAGTGCCACCCCTGCAAGATAAAGAACCTGTGCAGGAATTCAGGCTTCTAGCTAAAAACCTGCTCGATCAAAAATATGTGGTTGACGCAATTACATGGACTAATGATGGCGTTGTTTTTAAATGCAAAGGGGAAACTAATATTGTCCCACTCGCCAATGTGGTCTACTGCCGATTGACGGTGTAATCATGGGCAGGCCTGAAGTTGAAGTAGACGAGTCAGTCGTTGAAGAGCTTGCAGCAATATTTTGTACTTTGAAAGAAATTGCCGCCGTTGTTGGCTGCTCCATTGATACTTTGGAGAGGCGTTTTGCGGTGATAATCGCCAAAGGGCGTGAGAGGGGCAAAACTACACTGCGTCGAACTCAATGGCAGGCTGCAGTTAAGGGAAATGTTGTCATGCTTATCTGGCTTGGCAAACAATACCTAGACCAACAAGATAAGACCCAACTCACATTAGAAAAATTGACAGATGAAGTTCTTGTGGCCGAAGCCCAACGAAGACTTGGCGATGGAACAAAGCCATAAAGAAGCGCTTCAGAAATTTCTAGAGTCTAAAAAGTCCACTGACCAATCTGTCATAGATCGGCTCATTGCAGACGCGTTTCCTGAGCAGCGTAAATTTATAGATGATCCGGCAAAACTAAAAGCGCTTCACTGCACTCGCCGTGCTGCGAAGTCTTACACCGCCGGACTTTATATGGTTGAGACTTGCTTAAAGTATCCTGGAAGTAATTGCTTATTTGTTGGTCTCACAAGACAAAGTGCCCTTGATATTATCGACAAAGATATCCTCATGGTTATTAATCGAAAACATAAATTAAATTTAAATGTGAATAGGTCTTCACTTCTCTACACATTCCCAAATGGTTCAGTAATTAAAGTAACCGGCGTTGATTTATCTGAAGATGAAATGAATAAGCTTTTGGGGAAAAAATATAAACTCACATGCATTGATGAAGGATCTCTCTACACGATTAACACTCGTCATTTGATCTATGACATATTAGGCCCTGCCATGGCCGATGAGGAGGGAACCACTTGTTTTTTCGGAACCTCATCAAATATTACTCAAGGACTTTTCTTTGATATTACAAAGGGCGTTGAGCCAGGCTGGAGTTTACACAAATGGTCTGCACACCAAAATCCACATATCAATTGGCAAAAACAACTAGATGAAATTAAGGCCAATAGACCTCTCTATATGGAAACGCCGCAATTTCGCCAGTGGTATTTAAACGAGTGGGTCATTGAAACCGATAAGCTTGTTTACAAATTTAATCCCGATAGAAATTTGTTTCGCGATCTTCCATGGCCAAATTCTAAAGGCTGGCAATATGTTTTGTCGTGTGATCTTGGATGGGAAGATGACACGGCAATAGTTTTATCTGCGTACCATGAGAATGAACCAACATTTTATGTCCTAAAAACTTTCGCGCAAAAACATATGACCTTCGACATGGTTGAGGTAAAGCTTTTAGAATTTCTAAACGACAAAAACTATCCTGTGAATTCAGTCATTATCGACGGCGCAAATAAGCAGGGCGTTGAGACCATGACGATGCGCTCAAATATTTTATTCACCTATGCAGATAAGTTAGGAAAAGCGGACCACATTGAAATTCTAAACGGCGACCTTGTTCAGGGCAAAGTGAAGATCCATCAAGATGAGCACGCACTCATTGATGAAATGATGGCGCTAGTCTGGAAAACTGAAGGCGACAAAATTAAATATCCCAGAAAAGAGCACCCATCACTCCCCAACCACAGATGCGATGCCATGCTCTACGGCTGGTTTAACGGCTATCACTTCCTAGCTACCCCGGCAAAGGTCGTGCATAAGCCTGGCACCATGGAATATATCAAGGAACAAGAAGACCTTCATAAGCAAGCCATAATGGAAAGAATCAAAAGAGATCAAGCACTTAAAGACGGCGGCCCTAATGGCTGGGTGAAAGACCAATTTGGCCGTGACCCTTGGCACAACTACGACGAGTAAAATCTAAAGCACTCATACATAGTTGATGTTACCTTTTTTAAAATCCAGAAAAGTCCCAAAGCTTCGCACAATGTCCGGCGAATCTAAGTACGGCTTCGATGAAGACGATGAAATGTCTGAGCAAGCCATTTCAGAACTCATGGAAGCTATCCACTCAAAAGATCATATGAAATTAGCCTCAGCACTCAAGGCCGTTATTGACTGCATCATGGCTAAAGAAAGCGAATCAAATGGAATTGATGAAAAAGCCTAGCTCTATGCATGGCGAAGATTGCGATTGCAAAACATGTATGGCTAAGGGCGGAGAAGTTAAGGGCGTTCATGAAGCCTCTAAAGATTCTCCCGAATACCCTGGACGCTCCAAGCCCGGTTGGATGCAAAGAGCAAAAGAAGAAGATACCCCCTATCTTAATAAAGATTTAGATAAATATTCTAAAGAATCCCATCAAGAAAAATTAAATGAATTAAAATCAATGCCCAATCCTAACCTTAAAGGATTAGCCGAAGGCGGGGAAGTCGAAGGAGAAGACCCAGATTCAGAACTCCACGAACAAGTCGGCCATGAAATCATGGGAGCCATTCACTCTAAAGATCACAAAAAACTTATGGACGGACTTAAAGCTATTGTTCTGTCCCACATGAGCAAAAAGGAAGACTAAAATGGACGGCAAATCTATTAGCAAAATGATTCGCGAAAAGAAAAAGGGCGCTCTCCGCCAAGACATGGACTATGCCGGCCAGGACGCCGTTGATCCTAACGAAGCCTGGGACGCGAAACAAGCCGCGGAAGTTAACGCCGCCCTAGGCGAGCCAGATGCCGAGCCCGCATCAGCTAGTGAAATGGGAGAAAACGAATCATCCCAAGACACGGCCTCACTTAAAAAATCAAGCGCAAGAATCGCTAAATATTTAGAAAGCCTCTAATGAATTTGGAGGAAACGCTTGCAATCATTGCGGCTCTTAAATCTAGCGGTGTCACTCGGTTTAAGTCTAATGACCTTGAGATTGATTTTTCTCCTAGTGCGGATGAATTCAAGGTTAAAAAACTTGCACCGCTTCCCGAACCGACTGCGCCGGATGCTAAGGAAGTTGAAGCAAAAGAAAAGCTAAAGAACCTAATCAACACCGTTAAAATGACGCCCGAAGAATTAGCCAATACCATTTTCCCTGACGGTGCAATGTGAGCTGGAAGGTTGAGCCGATAGAAGTTGTAAAGATTAAAGACAAGGTCGTAGACCCACGCGATAAATCCAAAAAAGAAAAAGAGAATAATTATTATCAGTGGTGGTTAGCTCAAGACGATGCAGAGTTAAAGGCGCAATTACTTTCAACCACCGAGTTCTTAAAGAAGTTTCACTCAGCAAGAATTCGGCAAGCGTCTCTCTACTCAAGACTATTTTCAGGTAAGCCCCTCTATAACTATCTTGCCTCAACTTCTACACTCGACAATTCACAGCAAATGCCAATGGGTAGACCTACGGCAAACGTTGTTTATTCCTGCGTTGACACGATTACATCAAAGCTTACTCAAGATAATCCTCAGCCCGTTTGGATACCTGACGCAAGTCGATATCGTGAACGCTTAATCGCAGAACAAGTTAATAACTTCATTCAAGGCGAGTTCTATCGTTGTAAGGCCTACGCACGCGGGACCGAAGGATTTAGAGATTCAACTATTTTAGGCAACGGTTTTACAAAGATTGTCGAAAAAGATAAACGCGTTTGGCTTGAGAGAACATTAGAAACTGAACTTCTCACAGACTTTAACGATGCTTATTATGGGGCACCTCGTGGCCTTATTCATACAAAGCTTGTAGACCGCGGCGTCTTAGCCGATATGTTTCCGCGCTCTGAAGAAAAGATCATGAAATCTCAGGGCGGGACTGTTGATTCATCTCCTCAAAGCACTGACACAATTTCAGATCAGATTATCATTGCCGAAGGTTGGCATTTACCGTCAGGCGAAGACGCTAAAGACGGACGTCATTCTCTGGTATGTTCTGATGGGGTAATACATGACAACTCATGGGAATACGACTATTTCCCCTTTGGTAAACAAGACTACAACCAAAACACCGTAGGCTATTTCTCTCAAGGGTTAGCTGAAATTCTATTTCCAACTCAAATGGAAATTTACAAGATGCTAATCATCGCAAGTCAGTCGATTGAGATGACGGGCGTTCCAAAGATCATAATCAGTGAACTATCTAAGGTCCTTGAGACCGCATTCAATAACAACATCTCTAGCATCATCAAAGTTAAGACGATGCAAGAGGCGCCACAGTTTATCAATGCGACCTCAAACAATGCAGAGATCTATGAATACATCAAATGGCTTATTGAAAACGCTTATCAAATCTCTGGAATATCTTCTTTGTCTGCGGCAGGAAGTAAACCTGCAGGGCTAAACTCAGGCGAAGCGCAACGCGAATACATGAACATTCAAAACGATAGATTCAGCGCCATGCAAAAGAGATATCATGGTTTTTATCCTGACCTTGCATCTAAGATGCTCGATAAAGCTTCAGACCTTCATAAGAAATACGGCAAGTACGGGACAACTTATGTAGGTCCCGAAGGCACAAGAGAAATTGATTTTGGCAAACTATCACTTCTCAAGAATACAAACGTAATTAGATGCTATGAAGAATCAAGCCTTCCTAAAGATCCTGTAGGACGCCAATCTAAATTAAGTGAAATGCTCGCCTCGGGTGAAATATCTAATCAGGAATTCAGACGCCTATCGCGCCTACCCGATCTTGAGCAATCAGACCAGTTAGCCGTAGCACTTGAAGAGCGCATCCTTCATGACCTAGACCAAATAGTTGTTGAGGGTAAAAAGGGATACTGTAAGCCTGACGCGTTTATTTTAGATCCAACCGACCTTGCGACTACGTTAACGGTTCAAACTTATAACAAGTATGTGGTCACCGACATTGAAGAAGAAAAGCTCCAACTTGTTCGCGATTACTTCACAGAAGTACAAAACCTAAAACAACAAGCTAATCCGCCGACAGTTCAGCCGGCGCAAGCGCCTCAAGGACAACAACAAGGGCCGGCAGTCACGCCGCCAGCCCCTTCGATATCACCAACAAGCAACGTTGCAGTTTAATAAGAAGAACTAAGGAGAAAAATTTATGGCATTCACCACAGAAAGTATGGTCCCCGCACCCACAGGTAAAACTCTAGGAGAGCCAAGTCAGTTTGATTTACCCACAAAGGACTTTGTCGGCTATGACCCAAAAGGGACGACAAGCGTTACCGGATCCCCTTTAGTTGCTAAAACGCCAGAGCCCGCCAAAGATCCAGCTACCCCGGCAGATGCCCCTGTCCCTGAAGTTCCGGCAGAAGAAATTGCGCTTTCACCAAAATTATCAGCTCTCGCAAGAAAAGAACAAGCTCAGCGCCAACGCGAAAAACAAATTGCAGAAAAAGAAAGATCATTTGCCGAAAAAATGGCAGATGCCGAAAAATATCAACAACTTAAAGAGAAATTAAAAAACAAAGATTTTTCCGCAGCGGAAGAATTGGGCCTCACTTATGAGGAATATGTAAAGCACGAGCTAAATAAGGAAGCCTCCAAAGACCCGGCAACGGAGCGAGTGAGGCAATTAGAAGAAAAGCTTTCGGCAGTTCAGAAGGCACAAGAAGAACAAGTTGTTAAGGAGTATCAGGCTAATCAAGCCTTGTGGAAAAACGAGATCGTTAAGGTTGTCGGCGAAAACCCAGACTTTTCGACGGTCAAAGAGTTAGGTGCCGAGGACATTGTTCTTCAGCATATCAATGACTCCTTTGAAGAAGACAACATTGAATTAACGGTTGAACAAGCTGCTAAAGAAATTGAAGAGGCTTTGCTCGCAAGGGCTGAAAAGTTCTCATCAGTTTCTAAACTAAAAAATAAAGTCCCGGAGGCCAAAGTTTTGGGTGCCCCGAAGACTTCAGTTAAGACGATTACTCAAAACATGACGGTTTCATCTCAACAGTTGAAACCAAAGCCGTTTCACCTCATGTCAGAATCCGAACAAATTCAGGAAGCTATACGTAGGGTGCAAGCCGCTAAACTGCAAAGGTAAATTAAATGGGAACTCCAGCAAATCCAGCAATTGCGTATTCAAACAGTCAGGATAACTTACAGGTCCTGAAACAACTTTATAGTGATGACTCATGGGTCATGAAGGACCTCGTTTTTAACAAAAATAGATTCTTATCTATGGTTGATAAAGACGAGACTGAAATGGGCTTAGGCGGATTAAACTTCCCTATCCCCGTATTGTATGACGTCGGTGGTGGCGGTTCTGCCAACTTAGGAACTGCGCAAACCTATCAAACTGCTCCTGCAACTGCGAGCTTCTTACTCACCACGGTAAACGTTTACCGCGTTGGATCTATCCAGAACCAATTCTTGCGTGCATCTGCTCAGAACATCGGCGCATTTATGCCCGCTGCTAAGATGAACGTTAAGTCTTTGTACATGGGCGCTGCTAACGACATTGCTTTTCAAATGTTTAGCGATGGTTCGGGAACTCGTGGTTCTTATGGAGCTAATGGTGGATCTGGTTCAATCACTAACGGCGTAATTACGTTAGACAACTTAGGTCAAGTTTATCAATTCTCTGTCAACATGGCCTTAACAAGCTTTTCTGTTTCTGGTAGCACGGCTACTCAGAGCACGGGTGCTGCCATTGGTTATGTAATCGCCGTTGATACTGGAGCAGGGACTGTAACTGTAAGCGCTACTCAACAAGGTGCCGCAGGAACCCCCACTAACTGGTCAACAAGCTTTCCATATTTGAGCCGCGCTGGTGATACTAACTTCATCACTAACGGTTTAAACTCTGCCAACATGCTCTGTATCGCAGGACTTGGCGCATGGGTTCCGAGTGTTGCTCCTACTTCTTCTGATTCTTTCTTCACGCAGAACAGAAGTGTTTCGCCCACTAAACTTGCAGGCCTTCGCTTTGCTGGATCTTCTGAATCGATTCAAGATTGTTTGATCGATGCTACTAACCAACTTAGTGCGCAAAGTTCTGAAGCCGGTGATCCTGACGTAATTTTCATTAACCCCGTTTCTTACCAAACTTTGGTGAAAAACTTAACTGGCCAAGGTCAATACCAAATGATCAGAGCCAAGGTTAACGAAGAAGTTGAGATCAGCTTTAAAGCTTTGGTTCTCCCGACTGCAAACGGTGAGATCAGCATCATTCAAGATCGTAACTGCCCTGCTCAAACGGCTTACATCTTGACTATGAAAACCTTTAAGTTGAGAAGCTTAGGTAAGATACCGCAATTCTTAACGTTTCCCGGATTCTATGATATGTTGGGATTTCCGATCGCAGGACAAGATGCGGTTGAAATTCGGGTCGGTGGTTACTTGAATCTTTCTTGTAACGCCCCCGGCGCAAACGCCGTAGTAGCACTTCCACAGTAATTTATGAGGGGCTAGGGTAAAACCTAGCCCTTTTTCTCAAGCGATCTAACATAGATGTAGGACCTCCTACAAAACGACTAGACTAGCGCCTTGACACTCTAGCGTTTAAACACTTCAGGGCAACAAAGGTCCTATATGGCAAATGCTATTGGTAACAACGGCGGACGAACTTATTCTTTCGCAGCTCAACCTGTCTTAATCGATTGTAACTTCACGGTCGATCTTGCAAACGGAAACGGTTATGGGAATAGAACCCTAAAGGGCCAGGGCGTTAAAGCGGTCTATATGAATTCATCTGCCTCTTTGACTGGGACCTTGACCTCAGGTTCAAGCGTCATCACTTCAATTGCTGGCGGAACCTCTAGTCTGACTCCCGGCATGCCGCTTCAGGGCACTGCAATTCCTGCGGGCACCACCATCTCGGCAATTCTCTCTAGCTCCTCTGTTCAAATGAGCGCGAATGCAACAAACAATGAAACAAGTGAGGCGATCACCTATCAGGCTAAAGGAAGTCCAAATCCTGCAGCTGGTTATGCTCTGATTCATCTAACATCTAATTACAATAGATATATGGGCGGGTTCTCTGGATTTGTTTCTCCATCAACTGGCGGGACAATCGCGATTAACTCTACATCCCTCACTGCCGGCGTTCCATATGTTATTGCCTCAGTTGGCACTGGTCCTGATGGATCAGCAACAATTGCCCCGGTAGCTGATAGCTCTGGAAGTTTAGCAAGTACCTATTTCACACTTTATGACTCTTACGGAAATACTTTTGTTATCTGGTTTTATGTAACTGGCGTCGGCGGATCTCAGCCTTTACTTGGTAACGCCGCTCCTTACGGATCTCGTGGTCTTCAATATGTTCAACAAACAATCGCAGAAAATGCTTCTGCCGCAACTATTGGGGCGGCCCTTGTTAGCACGATCGCGTTGCTGCCATCTGGTGTAAATGGGACCTATAGCTTTACGGCCACGGGCACGACAACAGTTACTGTTACATCAACTCTTGCGGCGCCGCTTGCAGGCATTCCTCAAGACGGAGCAACTAATATTCCAGTAAGCAATACGGCGCAATTGCCGGTGTTTTTCACAATCTCAAGTGGATCTGCAACTTCTGGATCTGTTTGGACTGATGGATTCGGAAACCTCTACACAGTAAGCGCCACAATCTCTAGCCAAACTACCCTTAAAACTACTGGCGCACAAATGCCCGGAGCAACTGCTGGAACCCTAACTTTTGTTTCCGGTACTGGGTCAACTACGGCACTTACTTACTCTGCTGCTGTTGCTGGTTATGCAACTGGATTCACCTTTGCTCTGGTTAATTACAATACTAATTTAGCATGCTGGACTGGCGTTGGAGTAAAACCGGGCGTAGTTCCTGCCGTAGGGGTTCCATTTATAGCAACGTCAACTGGAGTTTCAACTGGGGGCGGATCTTCTGGAACTGTAGTTGCTGCAGGGATCTCTGGTATCACTTCAATTGAAGTAATCGGGAACACAAACCTTGCAATTGCTCCGATTGCAACTGGTTACACCGCTAATGAGGGGGGTTGGGTTTTGGTGCAGTTCTTAGCACCAACAAGTTCCAGCACTACAACGTTAGTGCCTACCGCGCCGGCGCATAATGCGGTTGTCGGAATGTCTTTCTTGGTGGATTTTAAACTCTCACCTTCTGAGAATTACGCACGATACGCTTAATAGGTTTTTGAA